TAAGAAAGCCTGTGAGATAAACAATAAAGAGGGCGAGGTTGTTGTTAACAGATTTGGCGAGCGTGTTGTTTCGCCGTGGTATGATGTGCGCAGCAAAGCATTGAAGCAAGCCACGCAGATGGGGCAGTTGTTTGGAATCACACCAAGCGCCCGGGCAAGAATTGAAACGGGAAACGTGAAGCCAGCGAGTAAATTAGAATTATTGAAAAAACCTAAAACCGCATAAATGAAAAAGACAGTTAACAAAGCAACGCACAAAGCCGCATTTGAAACGGCGCACGTTGAATACCAGGGGCGCGAGTACAGGATTGAAGAGCGAGGCCATCAATTTGTGATCACCATGGACCAGGGCAGCGGATTCCGTGAGTGTGGCAAGTTTGGTTTGTGGGATGAGGCGTTTGTGTATCGCAACTTGAAACTAGCTGAAGAGGCAAAGGCCATTTTTGAAAGCCAGTGCTTAAAGTTGAAAAGTATATAAGCGACGTCCAATCTGGCGCGGTGCCAGTTTGTGAACACGTGCGCAATGCCGTTGATAGATACGTGGCAGATCGCGCAGCGGGTTGGGGATTCTCTGACACCTACGCTTTGCACGCCATTGAATTTATTGAGCAGCTCGAGCATAGCACGGGCGAATATGCGGGCAAGCCGTTTGAGCTCGAGCCATGGCAGGCGTTTATAATTTGGAATCTGTTTGGGTTTCTAAACGAGGACGGTAGCCGTAGGTTTACGCGGGCTTATGTTGAAGTGCCACGCAAAAACGGTAAATCTACGTTCAGCAGCGCGATCATGCTTTACGGGCTAATTGCAGATGATGAGTCAGCGGCGCAGGTTTATAGCGCGGCGACTAAACTTGATCAGGCGATGATGGTTTTTGGCGAGTCGGTTAGGGTTTGCCAAAATCTGCCCTGGTTGAATGAAGCGCTCACCGTTAACAATTCTGTAAACAATCGGCGCATCCTTTACGGGCAATCAATATACAAACCGCTCGAGTGGAACCCAGGCAAGCAGGACGGACTGAATGCGCACTTTTGTTGCATCGATGAATATCACGCCCATCCAAATGATGAGTTGTATAACGTAATACGCAACTCGATGGGGGCAAGGCGCCAGCCGTTGCTGTTTACCATTACGACGGCGGGCTTCAATCGTGAGGCGCCATGCTACAAGCACCGGCAGTACTGCGCAGGTGTGTTGAGTGGCAATATAAAGGATGACGCTTTGTTTTCTGTGATCTATACATTGGATGAGGGGGATGATTGGACAGACCCGGCAGTATGGGCCAAGGCAAATCCAAATTGGGGTATTTCAGTAAACCCTAGGCAGTTGGAGCAGGGATTGACCGAGGCCAAGGAGTTCGTGCACAAGGAAGTTGAATTTAAAACCAAACTGCTCAACGTGTGGACCGATACGGCGATGACTTGGATTTCTGACAGTGATTGGAAGGCGTGCGACGGCGTGGATGATCTTGAAGGCGCTTTGTGTTATGGCGGTTTGGATTTGGCGAGCACTGGGGACTTTTGCGCATTCTCGCTATACTTCCCAGAATATCACGCGATTCGTTCATGGTATTGGCTACCAGTCGAGACGGCCTATAAACGCAAGGACGCAGCAGGGCAATCAATTAGGCAATGGGCAAGTGATGGGCATATTGAGTTAACGGACGGCAATGTAACTGATTACTCATTTATTAAGGCGCGGGTTATTCAGTTGGCTCAGCAGTACGACATAAAAGATATTGCTTTTGACCGATTCAACTCTTCGCAGTTGGTCATTGAGCTACAAAACGAGGGCTTGCAAATGTTCCCGTTCGGCCAGGGCTTTGTATCGATGTCTGCGCCTACCAAAGAATTGGAGCGTTTGACAAAGGATAAACAATTAAGGCACGCGGGCAATCCCGTTACGCGTTGGATGATGGGCAACATAATGCTGCGCACAGATCCCGCGGGTAATATCAAAATTGACAAAGCCAAGTCTGGCGATAAAGTCGATGGGCCTGTTTCGATAGTTATGGCGTTAGGCACTTGCATGCAGGATGCCGCAAAAGAAAAAGAATCAGATTTTTGGTTTGTAAGCTTATGAAATTTTTGGACGACTACATGCAGGAATATTACAACAACCTACCGAAATATCGGACTTATGAGGATGCGTATAACGCAACCGAGGAAAAGTATTTTGGCAAGTTTGGCGTGCGTCGGTATAAAAACTACGATGTATTCAGGGCAGCGTTGAGCAGGTGGTTGGCCCAGGGGCGTAATAAGTAATTTGTTAACGTGATTGATTTAGGGCAGTTGTAATTTGCGGGCGATGAATCTAAAATTCTGGCAGCCAAAAAGAGCGGAGAAGCGCAGTAGCTTATCGCAGCCAACTGATTGGCTAGTGAATACTTTACAAAATGTTTTCGGATATCAAACAAAAAGCGGTCAGGCGGTTAATGATCGCACGGCGCTATCTATTGCGTCGGTGCACGCGTGCGTTAGAGTTATTGCAGACGGTATTGCGGGGCTATCTTTAAAACTATATAAAGATGATGGCACCAATCGCGAGCAGGTTGTAATCCATTACGCTACGGCATTGGTAAACGAACCAAACCCCTATCAGACCAAATACGATTTTACCAAATACATGGTGAGCCATTTGGCGCTGAAGGGCAACGCCTACGCTTTTATTAATCGCGACAGCAGATATTTGGGTATTGAGTTGCACCCGATTGCACCTGATTACGTTCAGCCAATCATGCAGGACGGCCAATTGTTTTACAAAGTAAATCGCAAGGGCTTCCCTGGAATGATTCCTGCGGCCGACATGTTGCACTTTAAAGGTTTGTGTGGTGATGATCCGCTTGTGGGTTTATCGCCTATCGTGGTTCACGCCGAAACCTTGGGCATTGATTTGGCAGCAATTAGCCAGAGCGCGGGCGTCTACAAAAATGGAGTATTGAAATTTTTGTTAACATCTGATGCGCAGATTAAACCTGAGCAGGCAGTACCATTAAAGAAATCACTTGATGATGTTATAGACGGGGCAAGCCGCAGCACAGTGTTGCCTAATGGCATCAAGATGGAGAAGTTGAGCCTGTCGCCAGAAGAGGCGCAGTATTTGGAAACCCGCAAATTTTCGGCTGAGGAAATCGCCCGCATTTTTGGGGTGCCCGCTTCTATGATCGGCGCAAAGGATGGCATTAAGTCCAGCGTTGAGCAGGAATATCAAGATTTTTACGCACGCACTTTGGCATCTTATGCGATTAACATCGAGCAGGAAATGGCCCGCAAGCTGTTAACAGAAAATGACAAGTTAACCTATTACTTTAAATTTAACTTTAATTCGCTGTTGAGAGCCTCCGCCAATGAGCGCGCTGACTATTACAATAAAGGCATTCGCGGCGGTTGGCTTTCACGTAATGAGGCCCGCATGTTCGAAGATGCAAACGGATTTAATGGAGGCGATGAATATTTGATCGAATCTAATTTGATGCCGTCCAGCAAAATCGATGAATACATGGACGCCAAAATTGCGCAACTAATGAGCACCGCCGACAAAAACAACAACCCAGAGGGAACCAATAACACAGAAGTAATCTAATGAAACAAGAAAGGCGCACATTTACGGGCACTGTTCACACCAGAGAGGACGGCGAAGGCATGCCAAAAGAAATTGGCGGCATTGCTGCTGTCATTAATTCCGCTACGGATCTCGGATATTTTGAAGAGGTTATTTTGCCGGGAGCGTTTGACAATGCTCTGTCAAAAGATTACGACATTCGTTGTTTGTTCAACCACGAAGCCGAGTTAATTTTGGGCCGTACTAAGGCAAACACTTGCAAAGTTTTTGTAAATGGCGACGGCAATCTTGAATATACGTGGGTGCCAGATTATGAGAATCCAACACATATGTCGGTTGTGCGTTCTATCATGCGCGGCGATATCACTCAGAGTTCATTTGCTTTCACTATTAAAGAGCAAATGTGGAGCGAGTCAGAAAAGTACGGATCTATGGGCAAGCGCACAATCAAAGTAATTGAGGATTTGTATGATGTTAGCCCTGTAACTTATCCCGCTTACGCTGACACTGAAGCCGACGCCCGTAGCATTGTTGCTATGCGTGATCAGGAACAAGAAATCGAAGAGGCCAAAAGAAGCCAAGCCTCTGCCGATGTTATTAAATTGGCTTTACTTAGATATAAAAACCTTTAAACAAAAAACAAAATCATGAATAAAATTAAAGCATTGAAAGAAGAGCGTGGACGTTTGCTCGGCGAATTGTCTACCTTGCAAACCACAATCGAAAAAGAAGCCAGATCTATGGCTGATTCTGAAACCAATCGCTTGGCTGAAATCGAGGCTCGTTTGGGCGCGATCAAAGCTGAGGTTGAAACCTTGGAAAAGTTGCAAAACTTGGCTGCACAAGCTGCTGGCCACGTTGCTAGCCGCAGCGAAGAAAAAGAAAAGGCTAACATGGCTAACGAGTATTCATTTAAGCGCGCTATGAACATGGCTATTACTGGCCGTCGTGAAGGTGTTGAGGGTGAATTTTCTGCAATGGGTGGCGATGAATTCCAACGTTCTGGTGTAAGCGTAAGCGCTCACTCAATCAAAATCCCTTCTGAAGTATTTAAGCGTGATATGTCTGCTACTGGCGGAACTTCTGGCTCTGAAGGTGGTGTAAACGTTCAAACTTCTGTTGGTTCAATCATCGATGTGTTGTTGCCAAAAACTGTATTGCGCGGTTTGGGTGTTCAGCAGTTGAGCGGATTGGTTGGTAACTTGGATATGCCAACAGCTTCAACTGTGCCTTCTGCAGGTTGGAACACTGAAAACGGAACTGCTACTGAAAAAAGCCCTGCATTTAGCAAGGTAACTTTCAGCCCTAAGCGCTTGGCTGCTTACATTCAGGTATCAAACCAGTTGATGTTGCAATCTAGCAACTCAATCGACGCTTATGTGCGTAACTGGTTGCTTAACGCCATGGCTCAATCTTTGGAAACTGCTGCTATCAAAGGTGGTGGATCTAACGAGCCTACCGGTATTATTGCTAACTCTTCAGTTAACGTAACTTTCGCAGGTGGTGCATCTTCTAACAGCACAAACGCTAACGGTATCGCTCCAGTATGGGCCGACGTTGTTAACTTG